TTATAGGCGCATGGTCACAGACTTCATCGAACGGGTCCGCGCCGCGCTGAGACAGCCCGGAGTGACCGCTGCTGGTCTCGCAAAACGCGCTGGCCTCCATCGCAATACTCTCTACGGCGCCGAGGCGGCGGACTGGAACCCGACTGCGGCGGTCCTGAAGGCGGTCGAGCCGCACATCGAAGCGATCGAGGCTGGCGAATGGAAAGAACCGCCGACTGAAGAGTCGCTGGACGCGGCTGCGTAGCCGTGGCGCGGTGGGGAAATAAGAAGATCGGAGGCCGAGCTGGACTCGGTGGGGTAGGAGCTAAGAGCTCGACCCCCGATCACACGAACGCACACTCGCAAAGTCTCGCACTCCTTTGCACCTGCGAGCCCCTATAATGGCAACGGCACCGATTTTCTTCGGGAAAGAGGATGCCGAGTTTCTGGCCGACCTCGGAACAGCCCTCCTACAGATCAAGAACGAGCGCGACCTGACGCTTGCCCAGATGGGCCGGGTTCTCGCTCGCTGCGACGACATGGTGGCGAAATACATCGCCGCGGAATCCGAGATGGGCGTGGTCGCGTGGAAGCGCGCGAATGAGGCGTGGCCGGAGCTTTCGTCCAAGCTCGCCGAGACCGCGCAGGAGCGGGCGTTCCGAGCTCGCCAGCGCATCCTCAACCTCGATCAGCCAGTGAGGAAGTCGGCATGAGCGAGGCTCAATTTTGTCCGCCGATTATCCGCTACTGCAAGCATGGCCACCTGCGCACGCGGGAGACCCTGTTCCAGCGCAAGGCCCGCGTCAACGGCAAGGAATACATCGTCCATGAATGCCGCATCTGTCACTCGATGCGGAGCAGCAAGATCGCGCCGTTTGGCAAGCGGTCCAGCACCTCAAAATGGAAGCGGTTTCTCGCAAGGAGCGAGGCATGACCAGCACCGACAAAGACATGCTCACCAAGCACGCTGCCTCGTGGCTGGCAAGACAGGGTGCTGAAAAGCGCCGCGAGCCGATCAGGGCAAAGACCCGCCAGCTTCGCGACGAACTCGGGCTTGCGCCGCTGGAGGCGCTGCGGTGAGCGACCCGATCCTCATTGAGCTCTCGTGGCCGGCGAAACAGCTCAGCCCGAACACTGGCGTCCACCACATGACACGCCACCGCTACAAGAAGGCGGCGAAGATCGAAGCTGGATGGGCGACGAAAGCTGCCCGACCGTTCGACTGGGGACATGACGGCCCGCTGGCGATCGGGATCACGGCCTATCCACCGAAGAACTGGGGCACGGGCGATGCCGACAACTTCATCGCCCGCCTGAAGGCGCATCTGGACGGGATCGCTGGCGCATTGGGCGTGAACGACAGCGTATTCCAGGCACCGACACTCAAGTGGGCCGACAAGACCGAGCGCGGCAAGGTTGTCATCACGGTGAGGCCGGCATGACGTTCGACGGCCTCCCTCGCGGCCATTTCAAGGCCATCCTCGCCGATCCGCCGTGGCGATTTGAAACATGGGACGGACGTAAGTTCAGCGGCGGAAATCAGATCCGAGCCGATGGAAGCGTGATTGCTGGCGGTTGCCGCGGCACGCCCTACGAAACGATGACAACTGATGCGATCGCGGCGCTCCCCGTCGCCGACTTGTCGGCCCCTGACTGCGTTCTCTTCATGTGGGCAACTTGGCCTACTCTCCCTGCCGCGTTGCGGCTGATTGAGGCTTGGGGCTTCGCCTACAAGACATGCGGCTTTGACTGGATGAAGGCTGACGATCGCCAGCCGGATATGTTCACAGACAGCGTGCCGGTCCAAGTCGGGATGGGTTACTGGACGCGCGCCAATAGCGAACCCTGTCTGCTCGCTACGCGCGGTAAGCCCAAGCGCATCCATGCCGATGTTCGCATGGGCATCATCGAGCCTCGCCGAGAACACAGCCGCAAGCCCGACTGCGTTCACGGCCGCATCGAGCGTTTGGTCGAAGGCCCATACCTGGAATTGTTCGCTCGCGCTCCCCGTTCCGGTTGGGCCGTATGGGGCAATGAAACCGACAAGTTCGAGGCCGCGGCATGATGATCGCCGACATCCAGCGCGCCGTAGCCGCAGCCCACGAAGTCCCCATCGAGGCGATGCGCGAGCGGGACGGAATAGGCACCCGCAGCCGCGAACACGCCTGGGCACGACAAGAGGCGATGTTCCTGTGCCGGGAGATGTGCGCCGAGCCGACCGTGAGGCAGTACCGGCGGGCCTCCTATCTCAATCTCGCCAAGCATTTCCACCGCGACCACACGACAATCATCCATGCCGTCCGTGCAGTAACGAAGCGCATCGCCTCGGATGCAAAGGTCAGGCGCCGCATCGACGTGATCTCGGTCGGGCTGCTTATCCACAGTTGTGCCGCCTTCGTTCTCGTTGGGGTCGCCGATGGTCAGGAGGTAGATTCCTGACATGGGTGAGGTTCACCAGATCGTTAGCAAGGAAGCTGTGGACGGCGCGTGGGAAGCCTTTCGCGCCCATGCCGCCAGATCCTTCGACGACAAGCGGCTGATCCTCGACCGCGGCTACATGGAGCAGTGGGCCATGCTCGAGGAGCGGTTCAAGCGTCTCGCCAACATGCCGAGGAAGTATTAATGGCGGCGCCGCTCACACCTCCCGACTGCGACCTGCGCGGGCTTCCCTTCATGCCGCTGGACGTGGTGCGCCTAGGCGACAGCGATTTAGCCGCATTGTCGACCGGCGACGAGTTCAAGGCTGCCGTCCTCTTGTGGTGCAAGGCGTGGGCCCAAGTACCGGCGGCGTCGCTACCTGACGATGATCGCGTACTTGCCCACCTCACCGGGCTCGGGCCGAAGTGGAAACGAGTCCGGTCTGTCGCGCTAAAGGGGTGGGTCAAATGCTCAGATGGGCGTCTCTATCATCCAGTGGTCGCTGAAAAGGCGCTCGAAGCTTGGAAGCACAGGCAATCCCAAAGGGAGCGCGCCAACAAGCGCTGGCACGGTTCGGGCAGTGCCACGGGTGATGCCACGGCATCCGATCCGGCAATGCAAGGGACAGGGACAGTAAAGGGAGAGAAAGAAGAAAAGATAATGCCCGCAAAGGCGGGCGACTACGCCTTTTTCGGAAAGACGATCAAACTCGCTCCTCGCCATTTCAACGAGTGGCATCGGCTGTTCAAAACGATCCCTGACCTCGAGGCCGAGTTAAGCACGATCGACGATTGGTGGAAGGAGCAACCCGAGGACAAGCGGGCGAACTGGTTCCTCGCCACCAAGGGGATGCTGAACAAGCGCCACCAGGCCAACCTTAGAGAGAGGGACGATGGGTATGACCCCAACGTCATTACCGTATGAGCTTCGGGCCGGCAGCCAGCGGTGCCCGCGGTGTTCCGACCAACGGCGGAAGAAGCGGGTCCGGTGCCTCACCGTCTGGCAGGACACCGACGGCGCCTACTTCTGGAAATGCTTCCACTGTGGCTGGTCGGGCAGCACTTCTGCCGGAGCATCTGAAGTGGCTCGACGACCGCGGGATACCGGCAAGCCTAGCCGAAAAGTTTGGCCTGTCGTCGGCGGTGCGCTCGTTCGAGCAGGAAGACGGGACATACGAGAAGGCCCAGGCGATCTCGTTCCCGGTGGTCGAATACGGCAAGCTCGTGAACCACAAGTACCGCCGCACGTCCAAGAAGCAGCATGCGATCGACAAAGGCGGGGCGCTGGTGCTGCTCAACCACGATGCGTTGCTGGAGGAATCCGACAGGCCGGTTGTGATCGCGGAAGGCGAGTGGGATCTGCTGACCGCCGACATGATGGGTTGGCGGGCTGTCTCGCCGCCAAACGGGACGCCTGACAAGCCGGCCGAAGACGTAATCAACGACAAGCGCTACGACTACATCTGGCGATCCCGCGAACTGCTCAACAGGGTCAAGCGGTTCATCATTGCGGTCGACGACGACAAGGCCGGCCACGCGCTACGCCATGACCTGATCGTGCTTCTTGGCCCGGAGCGCTGTTCCTTTATCGAAAGCTACGGCACCGACTGCAAAGACCTGAACGACACGCTGGTCCACTATGGTTCGGAAGCCGTTGCCGAGCTGCTGAACAGGGCGAAGCGCTGCCCGGTGAAGGGCCTGTACCGACTCGAGGATTTCCCCTCCCCACCGCCAACTACGTCGCTGAGCATCGGCATTTCAGGCCTCGAGGAGCATTTCCGGCTCACGCTCGGTACGTTCAGTGTGATCTCCGGCTGGGCCGGCCATGGGAAGACCTCGCTGCTGATGCGGATGCTGGCCAACCTGATGCAGTCCGGGGTCAGTGTGGCCTTGGGATCGTTCGAGACACTGCCGCGGCCAATCCTCGAGCGGCGGATGCGAGCGTGTATCTACGGCTGCGGGGAGATTGGGCCGAAGGCCAACGAACCTGGTCCTGCCGACGAATTACTGGCGAAGCGATTGAGCGTGATCGCGCACACGGCTCGGGACGAGGACACCGAGCTCGACCTGGAATACATCATCGAACTGGCGAAGATCGCCGTCCTTCGCGATGGCGTCAGGCTACTCGTCCTCGACCCGTGGAACGAGATCGAGCACAAACGCAGCTCCGACGAGACGGAGACCGAATACACGGGCCGCGCAATCCGGATGCTCAAGCGCTTCGCGGTCAATTACGAATGCGCTGTTTGGTTGGTGGCCCATCCGAGGAAGCCGCACACCGATGGCAACCCGAAACCGCCAAGCCTCTACGACCTCGCCGGCTCCGCCCATTTCGCGAACAAGGCCGATTATGGCCTCATCATCCATCGTGACGACATGGGCGGAACCCAAATTGAGGCGCGCGTGGTCAAGGTCCGCATGGGCCTCCCCGGCAAGCCAGGGCGAGTAAGGCTGAACTGGGAGCCGTCCCTTAGCGAGTATCGGAGCGGCCAATGAACCGCCCCACCACCATAGCCCTGATCGGTGCAATTCATGTCGGAAGGATGTTCGTAACTGCTGTCGTTCTCATGGCTGCAATTGAGGCGGTGGCTTTCGCTCAAATGGCTCTGCAGGGGAGGAAGTAAGTGGACGGCTGGGTCATTTTGCGCACCGCCGGCAAGAGCACGTTAGCCGTTGCCGAGCATCTTTCGAATGGCGGGTTTGGTGTCTGGGCGCCGCGCCGTACCGTCACTAGGCGCTCCCCTCGCCGGAAGACGACGCGCGAGATCACGGTACCCATCCTGCCGTCGTTCGTGTTTGCTGACGCCACCCATTTGCACGCCTTGTTGATCCTATCCGAGGCTCCATCGAAGTCATGTCCTGACTTCAGCGTGTTCAGATCCAATCGTGAGATACCCGTGATCTCCGGATGCGAGCTCGCCCCGTTGCGGTTCATCGAGAAAGCAGAAGCAGATCGTCAGAAGAAGCGGCGGCAGATGAGCGGCAGGACGACACCGTTTCCAACAGGGGAAGTTATCCGCATTCACCAGGGATCGTTCGCTGGATTGTCGGGCGTGATCGAGTCTGATGACGGCCGGTTCGCCGAGGTCTCGTTCGGGACGTTCAAGGTTAAGATTTCTACTTTCCTTCTGCGCGATGATATGGCACAACATGCGGATATTGCCGCTTGAGCGGCTTGCGAGCGTGACTGGTCTTCGGACTGCCCTCGCCATTCTCACGCACGGGACCACCCGCTGCGTTTTCTTTGCATTTCAAGTTAGGCACCCGCATCAAGCGAGGGCATCATGGCGCGCAAAGCTAAGGCGGCGATCTCTGACCTTCAGGGCACCAACGCCAATGACACGTTCATCCTTAGGGGTGACACGGTGCAGACGATCAGCGGGTTCGATCCAGCTCATGACCGGGTGATGTTCGACGTGAACCACAGCTACAGCGACATCCTGTACCTCGGCCAACTTCACGATGGTCTGGAGTTCGACACCTTCTCCGGCGCCCATCTCTCTGTCCATGGCGGGGATTACAACAACGACGGGATCATGGACACGCAGGTAAGCCTGTCGGGTGTCGATGGGACCGCGACCGCTATCCTTCTCGGAGTTCAGCCCTCCAGCCTCTACGGCTGGGACCTCTGCGGAGGATAGAAATTCCGGCGGGTGAGGCGTTCCCCCTTTCGCTCAGTCCGTCGATCCCCAGCACCGACAATCAGGCCCGTCACTCATTCGAAGTGGCCTCGTATCGCTGTGCTGGGGAAGCACATGGAGGATCATATGTCGATTGCCCTGCTTCTGCTCATCATCGCGCTGGTCCTGTTCGTTCTCGCCGCTGCCAATGTCCCGAGCCCGGTCAACCTGACTGCGGCCGGCCTGGCATTCGTCACCCTCTATCTGATCCTTGGCCGGGGATGATGTCCGAGAAGCGCAAGTCTCGTGTGTTTCGCATCGAGATAAGCGACGAAGAGCATAAGGCCGAAGCCGCCAGAGTTGAGCGGTTCAATGGGTGGCTGACCGAGTGCGAAGAGCTTCAGAACGCAGTCGTGGAAGGATTGCTGGCCAATCTGCCGTCGTTGGTCGGGAAATAGATGCTCGGCTTCTCACCGATATCCGCAAGGCCGATCAGTGGCAGCGCATTCAGCCTGGTGGCGATCGCTGCGGCCATGTCGGCGTCGCTCACGCTCGGGTTTGCGGTTACTGGGCGGTTGGGCGCTTTCATTCCGATGCAGGGCAGCATCGGTGTTGCGTTCAATCTGTCGCCAACATTGTGGGTCAGGCAAGCCCTTCGCGGATCGATCTCGATCACCTTCGGCGGGACATCGACCCTCTACATCGCCGGCAAGCCGATCCGCATCAATGCATTGCCGGAGAGTTTCGAGCTTCGAGCCCTGAAGGAACAATGGTCGCTCAAGGCGCTGCCTCAGAGCTTTAACGTGAGGGGCGCAAGATGAGTGTAACCACCACTTTCGCCAATGATCTTCTAGGCCTGGTCCTGGAAGCGGCGCCGATCGCCAACATCGCGGACAACGCTGCATCCTCACCGCTGACCAGCCTCTACATCAGCCTTCACACGGCAAGCCCTGGAGTCAGCGGAGCGCAGAACACCAGCGAGACGGCCTACACCGGTTATGCGAGAGTGGCGGTGTCGCGCAATTCAGGCGGCTGGACAGCGGCAAGTGGTGACAGCGACAATGACGGGGACATCACATTCGGGCAATGCACTGCATCACCCGGAAGCGACCTGACCCATGTGGGAATTGGAACGGCTTCATCGGGAGCCGGAAAGCTGTTGTTCTACGGTCCGCTCAACTCAACCATCGTCATGCAGGTAGGTTCGACGCCGCTGTTCTCGGCCGACAACCTCGACGTAATATGCAGCTGAAACCGAACGAGACGCCAGACCTTCGAGTAGGCGAAAGGCGCCGTGTCTCATGCAACATCGCGGGAGCAGCAGGAACCAATTCGATCATCTCGGTCGATGTGACCAACGACAGCATGACGGTCGAATCCGCATCGGCAAGTGGGTTGGACATCAACTTCTTCCTGACCGCAACGCAGGAAGGAACATATTACACGAAGGTGTCTGCGGTGCTTAGTTCAGGCGAGACCGTGATCGATTATCTCCGCTCCAAGGTCAAAGGCGTTCCCTGTTCAGCAGACGTGGATCGATACGATGAGTGCTGACACTGAAACAACAAAGCCCGATCAGAACGATCGCTATCGCGGGCTTATTCCGTTCAAACCAGGGCAAAGCGGCAACCCTGCCGGCCGACCCAAAGGTTCGCGCCATCGCTTCTCCGAACGCTTCGTCGGCGATTTCCTGAAGGATTGGGAACAGCACGGAGTGGCCGTGATCGAGAAGGTCCGAGAAGCAAAGCCCGATGTCTATTTGAGGACCGCAACGGCGATCCTGCCGAAGGTGAGCGACGACGCGGATGACGATTTCAACGATCTCACGCCCGAGGAGCTCGACGAGCGACTTGCTGACCTTGAAGCGCGAACGGTTGCGCTGCTTGGAGCAAAAGCTGAAGCTGGCGGAACTGGAAAGACCGCAGCAGAGCCTAATTGATTTCACCGAGTATACGTTCTCCCGCTACCGGACGGCCAAGCATCACAGGACCGTCGCCGAGCAGCTAGAGCGGGTCGAGCGTCGCGAAGTCGATCGGTTGATGCTGTTGCTTCCCCCGAGGCACGGCAAGACCGAGCTGGCCTCAAGGCGCTATCCGCCGTGGAACTTGGGGCGCAACCCGACGCGGCAGATCATTGCGGCTTCGGCCACGGAGACATTCGCCACCGATGTCGGGCGCGAGGTCCGCAATATCGTGGCCAGCCAGGAGTTTCGGGAGGTCTTCAGGAACGTCCGACTGGCGCCGGACAGCACGGCAGCCGGCAGATGGCACACGAACCACGGAGGCATCTTCGCTGCTGTCGGCGTTGGGTCGCAAATCCTAGGCAAAGGCGCCGACGACTTCATCATCGACGACCCGTTCGCGACGATGGAAGACGCCCAGAGCGAAGTTCAGCGCAAGCGTGTGATCGAATGGTACCAAGGCAGCGTCTATAATCGATTACAGCCGGGCGGGACGATCATTCTCATCAATCACCGGATGCACGAAGAGGATTTGTCCGGCTACCTGATCGAACGGCAGAACTTCGGCGGCGACAAGTGGGAGATCGTCGAGCTTCCGGCGATTACAGACGGCGAGGCATTGTGGCCTGAAGCCTATCCGATTGAGGCACTGGAGCGGATCAAAGCCAATACGCTTCCGCGGTTCTGGTCGAGCCTGTTTCAACAGAATCCTCAGCCGGATGAAGGCACGTTCTTTCAGCGCGCATGGTTCAAGGAATGGGAGGCGAAGCCCGCTCTTCGTTACTACGGATCGAGCGACTACGCAGTGACGGACGGCGATGGCGATTACACGGTCCATCGGGTCTGGGGGATCGACGCCGAAGGCTGCATCTACCGCGTCGATGGGTGGCGAGGGCAGGCCACTTCGGATGTGTGGATCGAAGAGAAGCTAAACCTGATCGCCAAATACAAGCCCCTTGCGTGGTTCGGGGAAGGCGGAGTCATCCAGAAGGCTGTCGAGCCGATGCTCAGGCGAAGGATGCGGGAGCGCAAGGCCTTCTGCCGGTTGGAATGGCTGCCCTCGGTTCATGACAAACCGACAAGGGCACGATCATTCCAAGCCATGGCGGCAAGCGGGCGGGTTTATCTGGAGCAGGGGGCCGATCTGTCCGAATATCTCTCGTTCCCCGCCGGCAAATACGATGATGAAGTGGACACGGCCTCGCTCATTGGACGAGCGATCGACCAGGCCCACCCGGCGATTGTGCAGACCAGGAAGCCCGACAAGCCCCGCGACGCATGGGCGCAGAAAGACGACGAGGAGGCTTCATGGAAGGTGATGTAGCCTCGCTCGTTCGCATGTTCGAGGAAGCTGAGCAGAGCACCAACGAGGCTCGCAAGCTCGCCGAGCAGGACCGGGATTATTACGACGGCAAGCAACTGTCGGCGGAAGAGAAGAAGGCGCTCAAGAAGCGCGGCCAGCCGCCGGTCATCTACAACCGCATCCAGCGCAAGATCGATTATCTTTCCGGACTTGAGAAGCAGCAGCGCAAAGACCCGAAGGCGTTTCCCCGCACTCCCAAGGACGAAGACGCGGCCGACGCCGCCACCGATGCGATCCGGTACGTCTGTGATGACACGGCGTGGGACGAGAAGCGCTCCGCAGCGTGGGATGACCTTCTCATCGAGGGCACTTGCGCGGTCATGGTGTGCCACAAGGACGGGAAGAACGGTCCCGATCCCGATGTGGTCCATATCCCGTGGGATCGCTACTTTTACGACCCGCATTCGTCGAAGGCTGACTTGTCGGACAAGCGCTATGACGGGATCGTAACCTGGTACGATTTGGAAGATGCAGCGGCCAAGCCGCAGTGGGCCGAGAAGCGCAACATCCTCGAAAGCACTTTGGCATCCGAGAAGGACACCGACACCTACGACGACAAGCCCAAGCTGCACATGTGGGGCGATGCGAAGCGGAAGAGAGTCCGGGTTGTTGAGCTCTACTACATCAGGCAGGGCCAGTGGTTTAGGTGCGTGTTCACCAAGTCAGGACATTTGGAAGACCCGGCGCCTTCCCCGTACTTGGATGAGGACGGGAAGCCGGAGAACCCGATCAAGTCGATGAGCCTGTACGTTGACCGGGACAACAACCGTTACGGTGCGGTGCGGGTGATGATCTCCCCGCAGGACGAGATCAACAAACGCCGGTCCAAGGGCCTGCATCTTATCACCATGCGGCAGGCTCGGGTTGGGCTGTCGGCGGCCGAGGACAAGGAGAAGATTCGCAAGGAGCTGGCCAAGCCCGATGGGATCATTTCTGGTGATAAGGACGACTTCGAAATCCTACCCACGTCCGACATGGCGCGCGGCAATTTCGAGATGTTGCAGGAGGCCAAGAACGAAATCGACCTTCTGGGAGCGAATGCGGCACTTGCGGGGAAGAACGAGAACGATCTTTCAGGCCGCGCCATCCTCGCCCAGCAGCAGGGCGGGATGGTCGAGGTCGCAAGGATGTTCGACCGGCTCAGGTCTCTGTCGATCGCTGTCTATCGCTCGATCTGGAACCGCATCCGCCAAATGTGGCAGGACGAGAAGTGGATCAGGATCACCGACGACGAGAACAACCTCAGGTTCGTGGGCCTGAACCAGAAAGTCACGGTCACCCAACTCGCCCAGGAGGTGGCTGAAGGCGACCAGCAGGCGATGCAGAAGGCGGCGCAACTGGTTGGGCCTCGGGTCTTGCAGGCTGCGATGCAGGGCGATGAGCAGGCCCAGACCGCGGTTGGGATGTTCGTCCAGCAGAACGCGATGCAGGTGGTCGAGGTCCGCAACGCGGTCAATGAATTGGACGTGGATATCGTGATCGACGAGGGCATGGATACCCCGTCAGTCCAGGCCGAGCAGTTTGAGATCGTGGCCAAGATGCTGCCGTCCGCACCGCCGCAGATGCAGGGCATTTTGTGGGAAGCGTTGTTCGAGGCATCGGCCTTCCGCAACAAGGACAAGCTGCTGGAGAAGATGAACGCCGGGCCTCCGCCGGAGCAGGTCCAGAAGCAGGAAGAGGCCGAGCAAATCCAGAAGGCCGGCGCGGTCGCTGAAATCCAGAAGACCAACAGCGAGACCGCGAAGAACATGGCCCAAGCCGAAGCCGCAGGGACACCCGAGCAACCGCAGGAACCTGATCCGATCGAGCAGGCGCGCGTCATGCTTGAGGGCGAGGCGATGGACACCGACCGCTACCGCGCGGTCACCGAAAGGATCGAGGCTACTAAGCCAGAGCAACAGCAGGCCGCATAAATGGCAACTCTCGCTCAAATCCTAGCCAATGCGGGTTGGCAAGACCCCGACGTTGACGGCCCGCTCATTCGTAAGGCCCCGAAGGGCAGGATGGACGACGCCTATGCGCCGTGGGACGAGGTTTATCATCCAGAGGATGGCCGACAAGTCTCGGATCAAGTCTATCGTCAGACCACGGTGGACGGGATGCCGTTCCCCAACGATTTTTATAGAGACAGCCCAGCCTCTCTTTCTGATCTTTTGCAACGATGGCTGGCTTACCGCGCGTCAATCCGCCCGGTGCTGCCGCCGACCTAACCGAGATTGCAGCGCGATGCGTTGCCATGCCGCCGCCGGGCCACGGGCGTATCAGTGCCGCCGACTTTACGGGCGTTGACGAGGGCAACAACATGGAATCGATTGACGAAATCCTGAAGACGGACGAGCCGAAGGTTGAAGAACCCGCAGGCATCGTTGACCCGCCCAGCACCATCGTGGATCCGCCTAGCGATAGGCTCCGCGATGAGCATGGCCGGTTCGTCAAGAAGGAGACGGGCGTAACGGAGCAGCCTCAAGCTGCGCCAGAAGTACCAGCGCCGCCGGCTGGGCCAGTCGATCAGCTTCCGAAAGAAGACTTTACCGCCCTCAAGGATGAAAGGCGCAAAAGGCAGGAGTTGGAGCGTCGGCTTCAGGCAATGGAGCAACAGCTTTCAGCACCACCGAAACCGCAGCAGCCGCCCGCCGATTTCTGGGACGATCCGCAAGCCTTCATGGACTCGCGCTTGAACCAGCTCGGAGAAACGCTGCTTCAGCAGTGGGAGCGGAGGCAGACGGCCCAGAGACTCGAAATCTCAGAGCAGTCGGCCAAGGCTAAGTACACTGACTACGACGAGGCATTCTCTGCCTTCGAGCAGGCGGTCCAGGCCAATCCTCGCCTGGCCCATGAAATGGCTCAGGCGGCCGATCCCGGTGAGTTCGCTTACCGCAAGGGAAAGACCGCGCTTGAGATTCAGAAAGTGGGTTCGATCGACGAACTGCGCGCCCAAATCCGAGCAGAGCTGGAGCAGGAGGCCCGCAAGGTCATCCAGCCTCAGTTTCCTTCAACAACCGCCGCCGATGGTTCGGTTGGTGGGCGAGCCGGCCCCGAATGGAGCGGGCCTCAACCATTGAGCCAAATCATCAGATAGTCAGCAACACTGATGCCACGCCGTGAGGCGTCGCGTCCCAGTGCCCCTTCGGGGGCCAGAAGGAATTTCTCACCATGGACACAGTGACCGCAACGGGCCTTAACGCCCAGCAGTGGGACGACAAGTTCTTCGTCCAGTACATCCAGGAGGGGCCGTTCCGTGACATGTACGGCACGGACGAGACCTCCATCATCCAGCTCAAGGAAAACCTCGGCAAGGGAACGGGTGACTCCATTTCCATCGCCCTGGTCAACCGGCTGACCAACGCGCCAACCACCGGCTCAAACGTCCTCGAAGGCAACGAAGAGGATTTGGCAAGCCGGTCGTTCCGCATCTACATCGACAAGGTTCGCAATGCCATTCGCATCGCGGAGATGGAGGAGATCAAGTCCTCGATCGACCTTCGCGATGCGGGACGCGCTTCGCTGATGACGTGGGCCAAGGAGTATACCCGCGACAAGTTCATCACCGAGCTGGGTTCGCTGGCGAGCACCGGCACCAACAGTGTCGCGTTCGTCAACCGCACTGCGGCGATTGGTGATGCGTGGCTGGTGAACAACCTCGACCGCGTTTATTTCGGCGCGGGCGTGGGTTCGGGCACCGACCTGTCGGCCGACCTGGCGCAGTTGGACACCACCAACGACCTGTTCAACAACACCGCGTTGGACGGGATGATCCTCAAGGCGAAGACCTGTAACCCGAAAATCCGCCCGATCCGGGACGAGAAGGACGGCCGGCGCTACTACGTCGCTCTGGCCAACCCCTACGCGTTCAAGAACCTGCGGGATTCGATCGACACCGAAGTCCTGGCGATCACCAACGTCCAGGCGCAGGCCGCCAAGCTGTTCGAGGGTGGCGACATCCACTGGAACGGCGTGATCATCAAGGAAGTGGACGACATCCCGATCTACACCAACATCGGGGCGTCGGGCACTGCCGAGGTGACGCCGGTTTACCTGATGGGCGCCCAGGCGCTCGCGATGGTTCACGGCAAGCGGTGGAAGTCGATGACCAAGGAGTTCGATTACGGCGACAAGTACGGCGTCGCGATCGAGGCCATCATGGGCCAGCGCAAGGTCATCTTCGGCACGGGCACTGCGGACACGCAAACGCCCAAGGATCACGGTGTCGTGACTGGCTTCTTCGCCACCACGGGCGCCGGGACCGCCAATGGCCTGAACGCCTCGTCCGGCACCTCCGCCGAGACGGCCTAACCCTCCAACTGAAAGGATAGCCTGAGATGGCAACTCTGACTGGCTCGCACGCGGCAGCTTCCTACCCCGTTGGTGGGGCGGGACAGGCCAACGTGCTTCATGTCGCCTGGGGCACATACACCCTTGCGGCCAATCCCGCGCAGAACGATGTGATCGAGTTCTGCAAGGTTCCTGCCGGGGCCACCGTCATCGGTGGTTTCTTGCAGGGCGCGGACATCGACACGGGCACCGAGGCGTTCGATCTCGACATCGGCTGGGCCAGCAATGGCACGGATTCTGCCGATACGGACGGCTTCGGCAACTTCGGGGTGATGGACGGCGACGCTGTTTCGCAGTTTCGTCCGGTGGCGGGTATCTATTACCCGTTCGTCAACATCATCCAGGACAACGGCTTCAAGAAGTTTGCGGCCGAGACCAAGATTATCGGCACGGTCAATGCTGCGGCGAATGCCGGCGGCACTGGCCTGCTGAAGGTCGTGGTCTTCTACGTCATGGTCGATTGATCGTGATTGGGCGGGGCTTCGGCTCCGCCCTTTTTCATGGAGGGCCCAATGAAATTCCGCTTTCTCGGCAATTACACTGGCGACCGCGATTCGATCACGATGGGCGGCGTCACCTTCCACGACCGCGACCCGTCCGATGTCACCGACCCGGACCTGATCGAGCGGCTGAAGAAGAACCCCGAGTTTCACGCTGTCCACGCGCTGGACCACGATGGGGATGGCAAGAAGGGCGGATCGAAGCCCAAGGCCAAGAAGAAATGATCGGCCAGCCGCCGCCGGTCATGCCGCAGCTTCCGGACCAGCAATCTCGCTTGGCCCAGATGCTCGCCAATGCTCGTGGTCGGAGGCTGGGCTGGGAGCAGGAGAACAATCCTCACCAGGGATTGGCCTCGATGATCCAGCGCTACCCTTACGCGAGGTACTAGATGACCAAGGCCGAGCTGCGAAATCATATCCTCCGGCAGCTTGGCGTTCTCGGGGCTGGCGAAACCGCGAATGCGGAAGACGCCGAGCTCATGGAAACGATCATCGACAACTGCCAGGACGAACTTGAGCAGATGGAGGTCGCGACATGGGGCGCGGATGACATTCCGGGTTATGCGATCGAGGCGTTCTGCCTCTATTGCAAAGCCTCCGTCACCGCCTTCGGCCAGGAGTACGATCCGCGGCTGAAGAAGCTGGGGCTTGACCAGCTCCGCTACATCACTGCGGATAAACGGGCGGGCGTTGGAAGAGCCTGTTATTTCTGATGGGCAACCTCAGCCTCGTCGGCCCCTCGAACAACGGCATTATCGCCAAGGTCGAGAGCCAGCGGTCCATTAACTGGTACCCGGTCAAACCTGAGCGGGAAGGCGAAAAAACCCACCTTCGGGGAAGGCCGGGGCTGGATTTGCTGGTCACTCTGCCCAAGACGCCTATCCGGGGAGCCCTGGAGTTCGACGACCGGGCGTTCACCGTCGCCGGTACGTCGATTTACGAGGTTTACGAGAACGGCACCTACCACGAATGGGGCCGCATTGCTTCATTTGAGGGCAAGGTCACGATGGCCTTGTTGCTTCAAACAATCGTCATCGGGGACGGCGCGACCTACTACGCACTGGATCTGGTCGCGGAGACGGTCACGGTCGTCACCGATGCTCCCCGCGGAAGGTTCTGCGTCTTCTTCAACCAGCGGATTTTGTATCAAGGTGAGAACGGCGAGGTCTTCTATTCCGAGCTGAACGACCCAACCAACATCCCCGGCCTCAACTTCTTCACCGCTGAGTCCCTGCCCGACGAGATCGTGGCGATCACTACCGCCGAAGAGCAAATCCTTCTTCATGGCGCGGATTCGACCGAGCCATGGTACGACAGCGGGGACGCCGACAACCCATTTGCTCGGGTTCCGGGAGGGGTGGTCCAGTCCGGTTGCGCCTTTCCCGACACCGCCCTGCGGCTCGATAATTCGGCCTGGTGGGTCGAGAAGGACAAGAACGGAACCGGGATCGTCCGAAGGACGCAGGGCGCCACTCCAATCCGGGTTTCGACTTCGGCGGTTGAGCGGTTTCTACAGTCCGCGACCGATGTTTCGGCTCATTCTTATCAGGAGGAGGGCCACACCTTCTACGTCCTCAACGCAGATCAGGGGACGTGGGCCTACGACCTGAAGGAGCAGGAGTGGTCCGAGCGAGCATGGCTTAACCCGAACAACGGCTTTCAGGAGCGGGCTCGACCGGAGCTTCACGCTTTTGCATTCGGAAAGCACCTCGTCACCGACCACGAAAACGGGAAGGTCTATCTCCAGTCGCTTTCCTACCACGATGACAATGGCGACGAAATCAGGCGGACCCGGATCAGCGCCCATGGGGACACTTCCGGCAAGCAGATCATCGTCGATGAGCTGTTTCTGGACTTCGCCACTGGCGTTGGATTGGACGGAGTAGGCCAGGGGACGGACCCGCAAGTCATGCTTCGCGTCTCCAAGGACGGGCAGAGCTACGGCAACGAGCGCTGGGCCTCCATCGGGAAGATCGGTGAGTACCGCCACCGGGTGAGGTTCTGGCGGCTCGGGAAAGGCACTGACTGGCTGTTCGAGATCAGCGTTTCCGATCCTGTGTTGAGCGTGTTGATGGGAGGGGACGTTAAGGCGCGGGTGGGAGCGAGATAATGGCGCGATTTCGGTACAAGGGCCGGGGCGTCATCGAGGCCAACGGCTACACCTTCTCTCGGGATCAGATCACCGAAGTTCCGGACGATGACACGGCCACCCTCAGGAAGATCCGTGGGGCGCCGGGAGGGAACAGCCATCCGAGTTTCGAGGAAGTATGAGCGGCTACTTCCCGCGCCAGGAGTTTCGGAAGGTCTTTTCCGAGCCCGCGGTCAAGGTTCTGGAGCAACTTGTTGACTTGGCGGACACCATTGCACGGGTCGGCGGGGTCGAGGCGGCGGTTGATGCGATCAGCGAAGAGCAGGAGGACCAGAACCTCTCGCTGACCAGCTTGGACACGCGGATCGACGCCTTCGAGGCGCTGGCTCCGTTTGTCAGGCAGGACCAGACGGCAGCTTGGACGGCGGCAACGGGGACAGAGGCCAGAACAGCTTTAGCGGCCTACGCCGGCCAGACGATTTCAAATCCGCCGACACAGGCGGAAGTCCAGACACTCGACGATGCGGTGAAGGCGATCAGCCAGCACCTTGTGGCGCTCATCAATGATGCGAAGGCCAACGGGACGCTGACCTGATGACGATGACACCCGACGCCATGCTGAGCTTCAAGCGGCAATATGTCGCCGATTCGCTGATGCGGGCGGCACCGCTGGAGGTGACGGTCACAAATCCCGGCGGAAGCAGCGGGGGATTGACCAATACCGAGCTGCGCGCTTCGCCGGTTCCGATTTCGGGGACGGTCAGCGTCGGGACAGTGCCGGTAACAGGAACCTTCTGGCAAGCGACCCAACCCGTCTCGATCGCCTCAATGCCGTCAACGCCGGTCACTGGCACGTTCTGGCCCGCTACCCAGCCAGTGAGTGGAACGGTCGCTGTAAGCGGCTCGGTTGCTGTGACTGGTTCATTTTATCAGGCCACCCAGCCTGTTTCGATCGCGTCGATGCCCTCAACCCCGGTGACAGGCACTTTTTGGCAAGCAACGCAGCCAGTTTCGGGGACAGTTAGTATCAACGGCACCGTGCCGGTCTCGGGGACGTTCTGGCAGACCATTCAACCGGTAAGCGGCACCTTCTGGCAGGCGACGCAGCCGGTCAGCATTGCTGCCACGGTAGCGGTGAGGAACTTGAAGGACGCTGGGCGCTCATCCTTGGCGATGACTGCCGAATTTACGTTCGCGCAGACCGCCGAGACATTGCTGACCATGACGTTCTCGGCGGATGGGGCGGCGACCAGCACTTTCTCGAGCCGCGTTGTTACCAGCGGCAAGACGATGCGCTTCCAGCAGGTGATGATCGAGCTGGAAAGCCTCGGGTCCGGTACTGCACCTCAACGGGCATATTTGAGGCTGCGACGGAACAACTCTGGGGCGACCACGGCCTCAAGCCCTCTTCAGTCGGTGTGGTCGTGCGTCAACTCAACCGCAGTCGTCAAATCGGGGAACCAGGTCGCGTTCGACATCCCGGATGGGCTGGAGATCGTCGGGGACGGCACAAAGACATTCGGCTTCACGCTCGAAACACCGGATTGGGTGGCGACCACGGCAACGGGCCGGGCGAAGATCACGGTTATCGGCTTTGAGTATTAGGCGGGCGACGCTCGACGACGCTGACCTGATTCAAGAGCTTTGCGACGGGGCCGATCCTCACCGCTGGTTGGCCGATCCGCGGAATATCCTCCTGCTGGATGGCCGTAACTGCTTGATGTTCCTGTGGCGATGGGTCGGGATTTACGAGCTCCATATCCAGTTCACGGCCAAGGGCAAGGAGGCCGAGCGCATCTGCCGGGCCATGCTCGTCGCGGTTCCTGCGGCGATGCTGCTGGCCGTGATCCCGAAGAAGAAGAAACGAAACGTCCGTCTCTTCGCCCGGCGCATGGGCTTTGTGCTCAGAGGCGAGGTCGAGACCATCGAAGGGCTTTGCGAAATGTACCAAAAGGAGAAGCCGAATGTCATTCCTCGGTGACATCTTCGGCGGAGGTGCGGCCAAGAAAGCGGCGAAAGCCCAAGTCAAAGCCGCTCAGATGGGTGTGGATGAGCTGCACCGGGAGTTCGATCTTGAGCGCGCCGACTTGGCGCCTTGGCGCGAGGCTGGCGGGAAAGCCATCGGGCAGGGCTATGATATGCTTCAGCCCGGCTACGATTACACCGCCTCGCCGGGCTACGAATTTCGTTTCAAGGAGGGCCAGCGGGCCGTTGACAGTGGCGCGGCCTCAAGAGGTCGCCTCATGTCTGGCGGGACGATCAAGGACGAAATGCGCTTTGGCCAAGGTCTGGCGGCACAAGATTTCAACGATCAGTTCAACCGTACCATGGCCGTGGCGGGGGGTGGCCAGCAAGCGACAACGGCTGGGGCACAGCTCGGCAATCAGACGGCGCATGGCATCGCCGATCTCTACACCCAGATGGGTAACGCCAAGGCATCGGGCTATGTCGGGCAGGCGAACGCGATCGGCAGCGGCATAGGGCAGCTCGTCGGCTTGGCTGGCATGTTCCTCTCTGATCGCCGCCTAAAGACAAATATCAAACTTCTCCGTCGCGATCCTGACGGTCTCGGCTGGTATTCGTGGAACTGGAAATCCGACCCGGATGGTCCGGCCCAGCGCGGCGTCATCGCCGATGAGGTCGAGAAACTGCGCCCATGGGCTTACGTCGCCAATTTCCTCAACGGTTATGCTGGCGTGAATTACGGAGCGCTCAATGCCGCTTAACCCCAACATCGCGCTGGGGCTGCAAGTCCCCAACATCCTCGGAAATATCACGCAGGGGGTTCAACTCCACGACGAGCGCCAGAAGCAAAGAAAGCTGGCCGATTTGATCCCGCAAGCCGCTCATGGCGATCAGGCTGCAATAGACCAATTGTGGGCGATCGATCCACGCATCGCCGAGCATTTGGATGAGCGCCAGAGGGAGAAGGCCAAAGCTGTTGTCGGCGATCTCTCATCGGCGGTTCGCTGGGCCGACACCCCCGAGAAATGGCAGTATGTCCAGCAGCACTATGGGCAAAAGGGCATAGACCTTTCACCGTACGGCTTTGAGGACCGTGAGAGGGGATTGGTCGCGCTGGGGCAGATCAGCGGCTACCTCAAAGACGCCCCGAAACCGGAATACAAGGCGATCGAGGCCGGCGGGAGCCTGATCGACGTGTCCGGCGGCAAGCCGCATGTCGTCATCGCTCCGAATCCGGGCGGGTACGATACGGGTTCTCCGGTCCAGAACGTCCCTCCGGGCGCAATCGACATGCTCAGGTCCAACCCGAGCCTCGCACCGCAGTTCGATGAGAAATACGGCCCCGGCGCGGCCCAGAAAATCCTCGGAGGTCAGACGCCGCCCGCGTCTGGCGGGTTTCCACGTTAGCCAGGTGATGCCCGCGCTGATCGACCAGGAAAGCGGCGGCGACGGTACGGCGCTGAGCCCGAAGGGGGCGATGGGATCGACCCAGATGCTCCCCGGCACGGCTCACCAAATGGCCCAGAAGCTCGGCCTGCCGTTCCGGCCTGATCTGTTGCGCTCGAAGGCTCCTGAAGCGCTGCAATACCAGCTGAGGCTCGGCGAGGCGTACCTTCAGGAGGGTCTGGAAGCGACCGGTAATCTCCGGGACGCCCTGCACTACTACCACGGCGGTCCCGACCGCAGACAGTGGGGACAGAAGACCCGAGCCTATGCAAACGCGGTGATGGGTCGCTTGGGGGGATCGTCCGGGCAGCCGCTTGTTCCGGGCAACATCGACATTCACCACCGCCCGGTTGTTCACAACCGCGACGGTTCAATCTCGACGGTTCGCTCCATGTCGTTCGGGACGGATCAAGGCGAGGTTCTTGTCCCTACAGTCAGCGACGACGGGCGGATCATGTCCGATCAGGAGGCGATTGAAACTTACTATAAGACCGGGAGGCACTTGGGCATCTTCAGGACGCCCGATGAAGCGACCCGATACGCGCAGAAACTGCATCAGCAGCAAGCCAGGCAATACGGAGGCCGTTGATGCCCAACCCTTTCGACCAGTTCGATAACGGCCCGGTCTATGGCCCGCCGCCAAAGTCGGCTGGACCGCCCGCCGGCTATCGATCGACCGATACTGGTCTGGAGTATATCCCCGGCGGGCCTGCCGATCCTCATGCGCCCAAGCCGGACAAGACCAACTATCGCACACTGACTCAGGATGAGGCCGCCGCGATGGGCCTTCCTCCGGACAGGCGATACCAGGTCAGCAGCGAGGGCAAGGTCGATCCCATCGGTGGCGAGGACAGCAAGACCCAGCCCTCCTACGACGACCGGACCAAGCTCATGGCTCGGGGCGATGCGGTCAAGTTGCTCAACAAGCGCATCGACGATCTCACCGCGATGTACCAGAAGGATTTCGCCGGGGGTGGCCCAGGAGCGCTGGTTGAATATCTGCCGGGATCGGTTCGTCCGGAGAACGCGAATTTCGACGCTGCCGCACGCGCCTTGATGGGTGATATCGCGTCGGCTCAGGGCCTGACTGCCCAGCAGCAGAACACTCCGACTGAATTGGAAGTCCGGTTTGGACCGTTCATCCCCAAGGCTTCCGACCGGGACGAGGTAATCCAAGGCAAGCTCCAGCGCCTCCGGGATATTGTCGGCTCGCAGCTCAACCAGATCAACACCCAGCGCAGTCAACTGAGCCTTCCGCCAGTTTCGCTTGATGACACTCCCCAAGCGCCGGGTGGTCAGGCTCCGCCGCCGCAAGGCCCGAGCGATCCAGTCGCCGTGGATCCCCAACTCGCCACCATCTATGAGGGGAGCAACGGCGAAGTCGGCAACCAGATGGCTCCGGCAACCACTTACCGGCAGGTGGACGACCCCGCGCTTACGGCCTTGAAAGGCGAATATCTCCGTAGGATCGAAGGCGGGCAGTCGGCTGGGCAAATTCTTCAGTGGGCGCAGCAAGCAGGAGTCCCGATCGACGCAGGTTTCGCCCGGACGGTAGCGGAACAGGCCAAGTTCCGTCGCGAGCATCCCGAGGTCAAGATCAGTCAATATGACGTTTCGGCGTTCGACGACCGATATGTCCCGATGACCGAATACCAGAAGGCGATGACTGGCGCAGCCGACACCGCTGCCGGCGCGGCCGCGCTTCGGGCCGGGAACGCCGTAACCGGGAACAATCTCGATTCCATTGTCGGGATGACGGGAGGCAATGCCGAGCAGGCGAGAATGGCGATCGACGACGCTGCGAGAAGGCATCCGGTCGCGGCCACGGTAGGCGACATCGGCGGAGGCGTAACGGCGGCGCTCGGCGGGGAAGCGGCTCTTGCCCGCGTTGGGATGGGCGCCGGGCTTGGGCGGACCCTTCTCGCGGACACCGCTTATGGGACCGCTGCGGGCGCTGGAGCTGCCGATGACGGTGACCGGGTGTCGGGCGCTGTCAAGGGAGGCCTTGCGGCGCTTGCTGGCTCTCTAGGCGGGCGAGCTGTCACCAAGGGCTTGGCTTCCACCGTGTCCCCCACCGGAGGAAAGCTGGCCAACCTTTACGAGGCGGGAGTCAGGCCGACACCGGGGCAGAGGTTTGCCGAGACGGGCCCTCCCGGCCGTCTTCTCAACGCGATCGAGGAGCAGCTTAGCTCGGTTCCGATTGTCGGCTCGGCGATCCGCGGCGCTCGTCAGGAAGCGCGGGACCAGTTCCAGATCGGTGCGTTCAACGACGCTCTGAAGGATGTCGGAGAACAGCTTCCCAAGGGGATCAAGCCGGGCCCTGAAGCGCATCGCTACGCGCAAAAGGCGTTCGATCGTGTCTATGGCCAAGCGCGGGATGGGATGCGGATTCTTCCCGACGACGAGATGGCGAAGGATATTGGCGAGTTGGGCGGGCAGGTGGGGACGCTGGCCGAGCCTTCGATCAAGCGCTTCCAGTCAATCGTCGAGAATGTGGTGCTCCGCAGGGCCGGAGCGGAAATCGACGGCCCGGCATACAAGAAGATCCAGTCAGAGATCGGCCGGATCGTCCGTGGCATCCGCAAGAGTCCATCAGGCGACGGCGAATTGGCCGACGCGCTGGAAGGCCTGAGTGGAGTTCTCGACCGCGCCGCCCGCCGCCATTCCGATCCCGCCTCGGTAGCGGCAATGGACGCGGCGGATCGTGGTTACGCGAAGTTCGTTCGCATCGAACTGGCCTCGAAAAGAGGAGGGCAGGCAAAGGATGCGGGCACCTTCTCTCCCAACGATCTGGCGGCTGCCGTGAAGGGTGAAGGCGGGCGCGTCCGCTCCAAGGCTTACAACCAGGGCGGGGCGCTGATGCAACCCTATGCCGACGCGGGGAAAACACTGTCAGATCGCGTCCCCAACAGTGGCACGGCGGAACGGCAGATGGCCGGACTGACGGTAGCTGGTGGGGCGGGTTATCTGGAACCTAATACGCTCGGCGTCCTCGGCGTTCTCGGCGCGCTTTATGCGCCTGGGGTCCGCAAACTCACCACCGGAGCCTTGAAGCCAAGAGGCAAGCAGGCTCGCGCACTTGCGGAGGCGATCAGGGGGCGGAAGCGCCTCGCCGGAGCCGCAGGAACCGCATTGGCCGTGCAGGAAACGCCCGCCGGCCAGTAATTCGATGGAAGGCCTCTAAAATCAGGGCCTTCACGATCACGACAGCGACGATTTCCACCCTCATTCCGTAGTCTCCCGGAGGCCCGATGGCAACTTCCTTCGCGCCCCAATTGCTGCGCCTCTTCGACGAGCTCGGGGAGATGCTGGCAAATGGGTTCGTCTATACCTACGCGGCGGGCACCGACACGCCCCTGGTCACATACCAAGACCTTGAGGGGGACGTTGAAAACACCAATCCCGTCGAGTTGGACGCCGGGGCCTCGGCGACGATCCGCGTCACCAATGGGGTGGCCTACAAATTCATCGTCAAGGACGCCGACCTAAACGTCATCTACACCGAAGACGACATCATCGTCGGGCAACTCGATGAAACGACCGAGGACGATTACGAAGTCATCCTGACCTATTGCGCTACGCCCGGAGCGCAGGGGTGGATGGGCGGCGAGGAGTTCCGCAGGTCGGTCAGTTTTGGGGTGGATTTCGACGGCTCCGGGGGGTCTGTCGTCACCAACCCAGCCTCGGATTATGTCATCTCGGTTCAGAAGAACGGCGTTGAGGTCGGGACCATCACGATCAGCTCTGCCGGCGTTTTCACCTTCGATACAACGGGCGGAGCAACGGTTTCGTTCGTTGCCGGCGACACGATCGATTTCTACGGGCCGGACGCTGTAGGGACCGCCGCCAATTTCAAGGCCACCCTGATCGGATCGCTCGCATGACGATCCTCTTCATGGGCGCCGAGATGGCCGCATTCACGCCCTCCGACAACACGGTGGTTGAGGATGCCACCTTCGGCTATTACAACGGCTCGTTCGCGCGCTGTGCGATCCTGATCCGCACGGACACCAGCTATGCGGAAGGAATGCCGTCCGCGTCGAGCACGACGCCCTATCTGCATTTCGACATGTTGTCGGGCTTCATCGCCACCAACACCCCCACAACCAGACTAAGTTGGTACGACTCTAGCGGCAACGAGCGGGTCCGGCTCAAGTACGCCACCAACACTGCGTTGCAGATCACCATTTCATACTGGAACGGGGCATCGTTCACCGACCTTACTCCTGTCTCGGTGGCGATGGAGACGCGCCAGACGATTGACTTGGCGGTGGTCTGCAATTCCGCTTCCGGCTCGATCAAGCTCTATATCTCGGGCACCGAGCGCCTGAACTCCGGCGTGATAGACACGACCGGGATCACCAACCTGAAGAAGTTCCGCTTCGTCGGCGGCACTGTTTCTGGATTGGGTCTCGCAACGATTGTCAGCCAAGTCGTCATGGCGGACGAGCCGACCATCGGCTGGCGGGTGATGACCCGCTATCCCAACGCGGCCGGCGCGACTTCGGATTGGACCGGCGCCTACACCGACATTGATGAAACGGTTTACGACGATTCCGACTTCATCCTGTCCGCCTCCAACAATCAGGTGTCGGTGTTCTCCCAAACCGGCCCATCCATAACGGGCTATACCGTTCGAGCTGTAGCAGTTGCAGCGAGGGCGAGACGGGGAGCCTCGGGGCCGCAGAACCTTCGCATGGCCCTGAGGTCGGCCGGAACCAATTATTTCAGCGGATCGGACATTGCCCAGGGGGTGGGTTACGCTCCATCGCAGACCATTTGGGAGACTGATCCGGCCACTTCGGCGGCGTGGGTCAATACCAACATCACCTCACTTCAGCCCGGCGTGAAGAGCATCGCCTGATGGCTAACCAGGTCGAAGCAACCAAGCTCAACCAGTTGGTGGGCATCGGCCCGACTGCTGGAGCGGTGGCCGTTCCCAAGCTGGCGATGTTCGTCCTGCTCGAACCGGGGTCCGACGCCGGAGATACGTCGAACAAGCAGGGCCACGTCTATTCCAGGATCGTGAGGCGATGACGCTCATTGTAGCTGACCGGGTGATGGAGACCTCCACCACCACGGGGACCGGCGCTTTCACGCTTGCCGCCGCGGTTACGGGCTATCGCCGGTTCTCGGCTGTCTGCTCGACCAACGACACGCTCTATTATGCGATCGAGGCGCTGGACAGCAACGGCAACCCATCGGGGGATTGGGAGGTCGGGCTAGGAACGTATTCGGGCACCAACACGCTCACTCGGACGACGGTTCAGTTTTCCTCAAACGCAAACAGCGCGGTCAATTTCGCCGCCGGTTCAAAGCGCGTCATTCTCTCCGCGACAGCCTCGTATTTCGGGGTTCTCTCGCAACTGGTCGGGCTGTCCTTTTCCCAAGGCGACGTTCTTTATCACAACGGCAGCCAACTCACCCGTCTGGGTGCCGGGACCAATGGTCAATTCCTTAGAACCAATGGAGCCGCCGCGAACCCATCGTGGTCCACCGTTGCGGGCGGCGGCAATGGATGGTCCTTTTCGCCGCCACTGGCCGCCGACTTCACCCTCTTCAGCGGCGATGCCACAAGCGCGACCCTGACAGACAACAGCAATGCCGGGCTTATCGTGACAACCGGAGCAGCGGCGGCAACTGCCGTGGTCCGGGGGGGATATAAAGCACTTCCCGCAGTAGGCACGGACTTCAGCGTGACGGCCCGCGTCCAGCTTACGTCGCTCCCGAACAACAACCAAGCCGGTGGTCTGATTCTTTACGAAAGCGGCACCGGCAAGGCGCACTGTATGCTCTTGTTCGAGGCCGAGGGGAACCATCAGCTCAGGCGGCAAACGATCGGTGGCACCTACAGCGCCGACACCAAGTATGTCTTCGGCCCAGCGGTGTTTGATGCGTGGATGAAGATTTCACGGGTAGGCACAACCTTGAGTTTTTCGCGCAGTGGCGACGGGGTTAACTTCAAGGCGCTCCAATCGATCGCGCAAACCACGTATCTGACGACCGCGCCGGATCGGATTGGCCCAGCCGTGTGGCTCGGGCATGCGACCGATATTCCCGTGTTGACGGTTTCCTACTGGGCGCAGACCGGCTTCTAGGGAAGCAGAGTGGCCAGAGCCAGGCTCAATAGCGCCGGACCTATTGCTATCACCAACAGCCGGCGCGGCTCAAACTTCAGCCGATCATCGGCAAGCATGACAAAGCCGCCGATCAAAACACAGCCAGCGTAGGCGATGATGGCCTTCATCAGCATCATGGTTACTCCGGAGGGGCTGCCGAGCGCAAGCTAAGCCCCTTCAGGATCAGTCGTCTAACCGCCTCGGCCCGTGTCGGGACGCCCGGCTGCTTGCCGCGCCATTTGTCCACCTTCGCCAATAGACTCGGCTCAGCGGAGAAGATGAAGCGAGCGGTTTTCTTTTCGGCCACGGCGCGGTCTAGGCCTAAATAGCGCTAGCGGTCCATAGATACCACTGATATCAGTTATATCGTGAAACTGCTGCTGATTTTGGTAAGCGTAAGCCTCGGCTCTGTGGCCGTCATCAAGACGGTCGAGATGATGAACGCCGCCGCCAATCTGATGGCTACTTACGCCCCATGAAGAGGGCCAAGTGGGCGCTCATCGCTCTTATCGTCGCCAACGAAATCAGAGGAATAATCGTGGTCGCGCTGATCGGCTGGCCGTTGCTGAAGGCGCTCCACTGATCGTCGCGAAAAGGGAGAAGGTGAAATGCAGAAGCAGCATCCTGACAACCCGTCCGACAAGGACGACGAGGCGCCCAAAGGCCCTCCCGTGAAGCCACAGGACGGTGGCTCCGGCGACCCTCCCCCGCCGCCGAAGCACTAAATGTCCACCCCGCATCTCATCATGTGGGCAGTCGTCGCGTTCGTCGGGTTCCCGGCTGCGGTCAGGAACTCGACAGCGCTGGGCCTCGTCTGCGCGTGGCTGGCAGGTGAAATCACTTGGCTCATCAGCGGAAACAATCTTCCGCTGCCGGTTTACGTGATCGCCGACTGCATGGTCGTCGGCCTCATGTACGGCAAGGCGCTCAGGGCAGCCGAACCCTGGCGCACGAAAGTCTTCCGCCTGTTCCACGATCTGACCCCGTGTGATCGCGCGATTGTCGGGATTTATGCCTTTGCCGTCTGGCCGATCTACGCCAGCAACCTGCATCCCTATTACGTCTGGTGGTCGCTCTATTTTCTGACCATCGCGCAGTTCCTTCTGGCCGGCGGTGAGGCGTTGCTTGCCCACCCGCTGCCCAAGCGGCCCCTGCCAAAATTCCTGCCTACCGATTTCCGCGTGAGGTTCGCGTGGTGATCCTGTCCTCCCGGCTCGGTGGAGGGCTTCGTAATGGCCCCTAGGAGTACTCAGCCGATGCCCGAGCCTGTCGATGAAAAGCTCATCCTCGGAGAAATCCGGGGCCAGCTTCGCGAGGTGGTTCATTCGCAGAACAACATGAACATGAAGATCGACGGGCTCACGCGAGAGGTCGTCGGCTTCGCTGCGATTGCCGAGGACGTGGGCGAGCTCAAGTCCGACGTGCGCCAGCTCAAGGAACAGCGGCTCGTTCGCCAGGGAGCGGAGAGTACGGTGATGACGATCATCAAGTCTCCGATGATCCAATATCTACTGACCATCGCGCTGGCGATTTACGTCTTCTTCAAGGCACCCAACCATTGACCGTCCAAAGCCTACAGACGCGCCTCGGTGTCGTCGCTGACGGCATCGCCGGTCCTGTGACCTACGCCGCGCTGTTTGGCTATATGGGCGCGCGGACCTTCGCCTCGGTCCTTGGCGAGACAGCCGCCGAGCATTTTCCGACCTACCGGATCGAGACACCGCTGCGGCTCGCCCATTGGTTTGCCCAGTTCGCCCATGAGAGCGCCGGCTTCCTCAAGTTCGAGGAGAACCTGCGATATACCGCAGGCCGGCTGTGCCTGGTCTGGCCGAAGCGCTTTCCCTCGCTCGCAGCAGCCGCACCTTTTGCCAATAATCCCGAGGCTCTGGCCAACAACGTCTATGGCAATCGGCTTGGCAACGACCATCCCGGCGACGGGTGGAAGTACCGCGGACGCGGGCCGCAACTGACCGGCAAGGCGAATTACGCAGCCACGGCCTCGCGAACTGGCTTGGACTTGGTGAACAATCCCGACCTTGCCGCCGATCCCGCCAACTTCGTGCTGATCGCTTGTGACTTCTGGGCACAGACGAATTGCAACGGCTCGGCCGACCTGGACGACCTTCGCGGCATCACGCTCAAGATCAACGGCGGCTACGTCGGAATCGAGGAACGGGCGCGACTGCTTGATCGGGCGAAAGCGGTGCTGCTGTGACTCCTTGGCGCACCTTCCTCCATACGCTGGTCCGCAATCCAATCTCGCTTTTCGCCGTACTCTGCGTCGCTGCGACGGCGATCTTCCTCGGCTACATGGCCTATCAACTGCTTCAGGTGCTCACGAGCCCGAGCTGGTGCGCCAGCGCCATCCAGGCCGAGAAGATCAGCCCTGGCAACACCTACGTCGGTCTGACCACCTGCGTCAGTCTGCTGACCATCCAGCTTCAGGCGGTAGCCACGGGCTTCCACATCAGCCTCGGCGCCTATGCCCTGACTCTGGTCGTCCTGATCGTGGTCGTGGTGGCCGGAGCTAGAGCATCGGGCAAGCTGCCGGGCGGGGTCGAGTTCAACGTCAGCCGCGATGAGCCGGCCCCGGTTACGGTAGTCAATGAGCCGACCGATCCGGTTCCGACTACGCCGGTGAAGCCATGAAAGACGCCGCGATCCTCTTCCTGACGATCGTTGCTGTCGGGCTGGCCGTAATCATGTGGCGCGAGCATCCGGCTCCGCAAGTGCTGGTCGATAAGCCTCACCCAATCACTCCGGCTGCCGAACCCGCCAGCGTCGTTCCGTGGCGGCTTCTGACCATCTGCACACCCAATCAACAGAATGTGCCTCGCTACAGGAAGGCCGAGACATGAGCGAAGAACCTCTCTCCCCGCGCATCGAGCTATTCAGCCGCAAGCGCCGCAACTCGCCGGATCGCGTCTATTACTGGCGCATCCGGGCATCGAACGGCCAGGTCGTCTGCTCGAGCCAAGGCTATTCCAGAGCCATCGATCGGACACAAACGGTCGTTCACCTTCGCGGGACGCTGATCGAAGCCCGCATGTTCGACATGGACAAGGGTGGGGAGGAGATCTGATGGGCTTCCTAATCGGCCTCGCGCTCAAGCTTGGCATCCCATCGCGCTTCGCCAAGAGCGCTGTCATCGCCGCCATTATCGGCCTCGGGATCGCGCTGCTCGGACTCGGCAAGTGCGCCTACGATCGATCGATCATCAAGGCCCACGATGCCAAGCAGGAAGCAGCCACCGCGAAGGCTGACCGAAAAGCCGACGCGAAGGCCGCCGAGCAAAGGCGCGCTGACGACGCCCGTTCTACCGCCGAGGACCAGGAGATCAAGGAGACGATTCATGAAGCTGGTAGCGATCCCGCTGCTCGCCGCGCTGCTTACTATCGGTGCGTCGGGCTGCAACAAAGAGCCCGTCGCGACCATAAGCCACCCCCCGACTGCTGACCTGAACTGCCCTGCCGAGCCCGAGATCGAGGCGATGCTGGCAGCGGACCCGAGCGGGGTGACGTTCGACGCGGCGGTGAGGAAGGCCGGGCAGGACTGCCGGGATGCGCTCGCTCGCGTGTGCCGCTGGCACAAGGAGCGCGGCGCCGATGTGAATTGCCCGGAGGCTGTGCGCTAAACCGGCGTCCGCCTGTTGGTGCTGACTAGGGCGAAGATCCCGGTTGCGAGAAGCCCGGCGGTGCCGAGACCGATCAGAAAGCCGCCAAGCAAGATTCTCGTGAACTCGGCCATTAGCTAATCCCTCTGTGTCCATATAGGTACAAGGTGTGGGCGATGCCTGACGGCCCGCGCTGTCGCACTTCGTGTCGAGCCCTGTTTCACGGTCTCGCCCGCTTCGCGGCTTCCATCGCTATCGCAGTCACGCGGCCAGCCCGAGCGCAAGCTGTGCCGGTTCCGGCGCGCTGTAGGGCTTTTGCAGCAGCGTCTTCTTCCCGTCCGCCGAGCGACCCGTCTTCTTCCACCCGGCTTTCAGGAAGCAGCAGCCTGGATTGGACGAGCGCACCTTCTTGTCGAAGACGTAGGTGATGAGTCCTGAAGGGCCGCACGTCACGCCTGTTTCCAGCAGAGCCAATTCGGCGTCCAGCACGAGCTCGCTGGAGAGGATGGGGCCGGTGTTGCGGAAGATCGTGCAAGTCCACCCGTCAAGCCCGTTCATCGCCTTCAGCCCGCTGGCGGGGTGAGGTCGCCACCATCCGAACACGGCCAATTCATCCGCTGTCTTGAGGATGATTGTTTCGCCGGGCGGCATGAACTGCGGGCTGCCCACGGTGCGCCGTGAATAGTGACTGTCCGCCAGCTTCGCACAGGCCGGGTCAAACTTGGTCGTTCTGCGCCAGTGCTTTGCCACGCTACACTCCTGCGGCCCGGATCGAAGCGCGTAAGCGCCAAGACACCGTAGAGTGGCTTGGCCCGAAGGGCGAGAGCCGGAAATGCCCGCCCAAAATCCTAAGTTCCATTGATACTAGTCCTTCGAGAGGGTGGATCGGATCACTTCCCAAGCCGGAGAATCGCGCAGCTTTCGCAACGGCACAAGTTCCGCTTCAGCTTCCTTCAGTTGCTCGGCAAGCTGGGATATGCGGTCGGCTGCTTCGATTGCGAGACTTTCGGCCACATGGTCCCCAACGCATACGCCGTTCTCCTCTGTAGCATCGGGAAAGTTCCCCTGGTCATCCTTGAACCACGGATAGCCGAGCACCCTGCCCAGGGTTTGGCAAATTTCATCGTTCATCCGTGAACAAGCGTCGCGCAATCTCACCAGTTCATCATCATTACAGGAGGTCATTGCTGCACCTTGGGCGGCTCGATCGCTGACGCGGGTGGAAGCGTCTCATCATCATAGAGGCCCATTTCCTCATCGAGTCGCGTCATGCGCGCAAGCGGGTGCTCCGTAGTGGCTTGGCAGGCGGCCAGCATTGCGCGAGCCACCTCCTCTCCGGCATAGACGCTGGCAATCACCGCCACGCCCCTGTCTTCCGGATATGGCCTGACGTTGATGTCCCACGAGGTGACGTGGCCGAGCCGGTCAACGCAGGGACTGACCTCCCAATCCCACGCTCGCTCCAATGCGTTAGGGACACTCGCCCGCAGGGCCGAGACTTCTTCAGGCTCGGCTTGCGAGTGGCCCGACGGCGAAGGGGGAACGCCCGTATTCTGTACCATCTATCCCTCCTCAACCTCAGCGTTCAGGGCGGCGCGTGCAAGCTCGGTTGTGCTGATCGTGATCCAGTGCCCACCGTAGTAAGCCGACACCGTGCCCTCGTCCTCATCGGCGGTGACGAAGCCAGTATGCTCGACGAAATATCGCCGCAGGGCCTGCTCTACTAGTTCGGTATTGGTGGTGGTCATGCCTCAGCCCGCCGCGCGTCTAAGGCGAATTTGCCCGCTGTCCACGCCTCTTCAGCGCGATGGCGGTTGCCCCACCATGTCGTCTGCTTTCCGCAGGTATCGCATCTTGCGAACGCGTAGGGGCCTTGTTTGACGCCCATGTGCATCCGAACGGGTCCGCCGCAGGTGCAGCCCAAATTCGTCGGCACAATCTCCATACCTAATCCTCCTGTCATGCTGCCTCCAAAAGCTGGAGCCGCGCAATTTCCGCGAAAATGTCCGGATGCGGTTCGAACCACTCTCCCTCGACACGCAAGTCAGCGAAGTGCCGGTGGTAGCAGCGCTCCAGGCATCCATCCCGTAGCGTCAGCAGGATTTCCATATCCCGCGCTCCGCTCGCCGAAAGCCGCACCCTCCGATCGTCGGGGTCGCGGGCCATGCCTATCTTAATCAGTCCGCTGTACCGGTCGCGCATGAAGTAGGTGTATTTGGCGTCGATGTCGTTCGGGAACAATTTGCGGCACCGCGCGAAAGTCGCCTTGTCCGCCTGCTCGAACGGAAAGGGCTCGCGAGTTTTCGCACCGACTCGGGTGCCCACCGTGGAAACATGGTCAGTTTTCAACGAACGTCCCCGGAACAGCGGCAGATTCCTGCCAAGCATCGTCAACGGCGCGTTAACTCCTATCACAGGAGAAAGCAAGCGGTTTTCAACTGCGGTTTGCACGTTCTTGCTTTGTCTTGCGCTCGAATTTGAGGATCGCCGAGGCTCCTAAGTTCTCGCGATTCCGGTCCTTCGAATAGTGCTCGATCATCTGTAGGCTCTGGCCCGTGATCGCCTCGACCTCGGCAACGGAGCACTCCGCTTCGAGCAGCGCGTTGACGGCGTTCTTCCGCAGTCCATGCGGGACGACCTTGAATCCTTTGCCCGCCGCCCACTTCTGGAGTCGTTGGCGTAGGCCGCTGTCGGTCAGTGGCTTGCCGTGCTCGTTCACCAGGAACAGCATGGCGTCCTTCGGTGCGTCGGCCTCGATGATCTCGGCCAGCCGCTTGTGGACCGTGATACGCAGCGACCGCCCGGTCTTCTGCTGGGTAATTGAGATGATCCCGCCCGCCATGTTGGCGCGGCCCATCCTCACGACATCGCCGATCCGTTGGCCGGTGAAGTAGAGCAGCCCCACTGGCAACCGCACCTCCGGGTCATCCAGAGCCATCTCGACCAGCCCGATCGGCCACGGCTTGTGCTCGCCGCCCTCCAGCGGATCGATGCCAGCCGCGATGTTCTCCTTCACATACCGACGCCCAGGCTTGCCAGCCCATGCGTAGAGCGCGCCCAGCGCCTTCAGGACAGCGTTGGCCTTGCCGGGGGTCTCGGCATACTTGTCCCGCAGCGCCATTGCGTGCTCGGCCGTGATGATGGCGACAGGCCAGCTCCGGCCCGCTTTGTTGCGGAAGTTCTGATTGGCGTAGGCGAGGTGCCGGGAATAGAGGTTCTTGCTGTTCTCGGCGAGGCTGCGGAACTCCGGCGATTTCTCATAGACTCTGATCAGCCAATCGAAGTTCTTGGTGCTCTCGCCGGCCTCCTGCTTGGTCCGTTGTCCCTTGGCGGCTTTGTAGGCGGCTGCGAAGCCATGCGAGCGAATGTCGGGGAGGCGCTTCAGGACGCGGTTGCCGGACTCGTCGCGACCCAAGTCGAAATAGTAGTAGGTCCGCCCCTTGGCGACCTTCTTGTGAACGTAGAGCAGCCCCTTCATGCCACGTCCCTGTAGAGCGGGCTTCCCGCGAACCAGTTGCCGTTATCCGCTTTATCGGGATCGCCGACAATGAGCTCGATCGATCCGTCCGGGGCGATCCTCACCCGCGACAGACACACGCCTGCTTTCTCCATCGCCTTGACGGCGCGCTCCAGGTCGGCAGAGGTAAAGCGGGCGGGGCGGGTCATCCCCAACCTTCCTCGTGATTGTAGGCCAGCTTGCCGCGCTTCGCTGCCGCCCAGAATTGGCAATAGCGCCCGTCATTCCACGAAAACTCTACGTATAGGCCGTTTTCGCCCAAGTCCTCGAAGAACACAAACCCGTCTTTAAAGCGCGCCACTAGCTCGTCGAAGTTGCCGCGACTGTCGGGCCGGAACTCGATGCGCGAGGGATTGAAGCCCGTAGGGGCTAGACGCGCAGCGGCTAGACGGCGAAGCCGCGAAAGCCCGGTGCGAAGCACGCGCCCAATCATCGCCACCGCCACATTGGAGGCAGACCGCAGCCGATGCACACGATGCTGACCAGCAGGACGACTATCGCGCCGATGAGATGATCGGGGAGCTTCATGGGGATCGTGCCCGTAAGCAGGCTGCGGTTAGGGCCAAGGCGGGAGTTGCTGCGTGACAGTCAGCCGTTGGAAAGTCGTCGGGGTGGCCGATGGGCGCAACGCCAGCGCAGCCGTCGCTATACAGGCTGAACGCATACCCCTCCGGCACCAGCGTTGCGGCGGCGTCGAGGGAGGCGGTGTAGGCTGGCCCCGTGTAAGTGCTGAATGCTTTGCCGAATACTTGCTTTGGCGTGTAGCCATCAGCGAGCGTTGTCGCGCCCACGCGCAGGGCAATATCGCAGTCCAGCTCGCGGCTCGGCCCCGCCGCAGCTTCAACCCGCACTGCGAGATCGGTTAGGTTGATCTGTGTGGTCATGGGCGATCTCGATAAATGCCGAGTTGTTCGTCAAGCCAGCGGTGATAGGCGCGACCCTCTGCTTCGGTGCGAAGTCGGTTCATCCGCTTGGCGAACGCGAGCGCGGCATTTGCTTCTCTGATGCTGACGCTCATCCCCTCCTCCGATCACTCTGATGGTCAGGGTTGGGCGTCTCGGCTTCGCCGCCGCGCTCTCGTCCTTCGGATGGAACGACCTCTCCGCGGCTAGAATGTCCACGGTCGCGATATGTCTTGCGCCTATGGCAGTTAGCGCACCTTACTTCGCACTTTTCGATTTCCGCCAAAACGCGCTCGACGGGATAGCAGCGTGATCTGGCTACAGAGATTCCGAACGATTTCTCGGCGACGTGATCGAAGTCCAAGACTATTGGATCATTCTCGCCGCAATCCACGCACGGGTGCGTCGTCAGGTAGCCAAGAATGGCATCCCGAATTTCACTCCGCACACGTAGATTGCGGCTCCGAACCCTGGTGAGGATTTTCTCGCGATGCCTGCGATAGGCCCGTAGGTTCTTTTCGCGCCGCTCAGGGCTATTTGCCATTTGACTCCTCCTGCGGAGTTTCCACGCTTCGCGCTTCGATCGCTGACGCATGGGCGGCGTCGATCGCCGCAAAATCTGTTGCCGCCTCGATTAGTTCGTGCGCCAAGCCGAGCGCCGACACGCGGATTAGTGCTTCGTCCGAACGCTCGCCGTCCATGCTGTTCGCAGCGAACTGAACCGTCTCGGCATAGATCTGCTGCATTGCCACGAGGCCGACGCCGATGGCGGCGCTTACGGTCGGCATCGTCATGGCGTGGCCCTTGACGACCTCAAAAACGCGGTCGCCGATATGCTTGCCCACGTCCATGACGAGTTCGCTTTCGGCCACCGCGCGCAAATGTTCGGAGAGTTCCGCGTTAGGGACACTCGCCCGAAGGGCCGAGACTACAGGCTCGGGCGAAGCCGAGTGGCCCGACGGCGAAGCCGGAACGCCCATATCTGGTCGGTCAGCCATGTCGATCACTCCCTTGCGCCGAGAGCGGCGTAGCCGACGACACGCCTTAAACCGAGCGGCGTGAGAATAGCCTCGCTTGGTTCTCGACGGCCCTTCAGCACATCGCACACGAAGCTGGCGCTGACCCCGTTACGTGACGCCCACGCACTGTAATTGCCGTTGCAAGCTTGCCGCAGTCGCTCTCGCACGCCCTCCGCATCCAACTCTGCGTCGGTTTCGAGCGCGGCAAGCAGCGCTTCCTCGGTTCGCGGCTCGGTGATCGTCCAGTTGAGCGGACCATCGGCCTTGACGGCGACGTAGCGACCGTTGCGCTCCTTGACCGCATTGAACAGCGCCAGCGCACACTTCCGCAGCCCATCATCTCTGCTGGAGATGCGTTCGGCGATGCGTTCGATGGCAGGGGCGTTGTCGATAAGCTCCTGCTCGATTTCGGGCGTGAAGCCGTCCATCTCCGTTCGATGCAGGGCGTTCAGAAACTTGCGAACACCGTCCTCGTCGGGTGTTTCACGCGGGGCCATTTCCGTAACCCATTGGTCGCAGTCGTCGCAGATGTCTTTATCGGTCAGATTCTCGCAGCCCGGTGCCTGACAACGATCTCCGTCAGCCCCTACTCTAGTGGTGGAGGAGAGGGCCGCGCGAAGGCTTTCCTTGAACTTCCTCACCGAGACTTCGATTGCTTTGTGCTCGCGCCACTTCACAGCGTCGGTGATCGCGTTCCACACTGCTTGATAAGGCAGCGCCGCGACCAACGCCTCCGTGGTTGTCGTGTCGCCATCCATCTTTCTTCGCTCCCTCCAACGGCGCACCCGCTCCTTGGTTTTTTCGCGCTTGCAGGTCCGACACTCTTTGAATCCTTGCGAGTTGATGACGAGGTTCTCCCCCAACATCTCGTGGCCGCGCGGGCAGTGGTTTTTCGTGGAGAAGGGATGCCTGCCTTTGGCGTAGCAGTCCTTCGTGTTGTCGCTATGCGTTCCCCACCACAGGTGAGCGGGGTTCACGCACGGAGGGTTGTCGCATGTATGGCAAGCGCCGTGTTTCTCGGACGGTCGCGGCCTTCCGGCCAATAGCAATGCAAAATGGGTAGCGCGGCTACCGCTTCCTGAACGGAAATTACCATAGCCGCCCTGGTCGCGTGATCCGATCCATTCCCAGCACTCGTCGGGGCCGCGTTTATCGACCTTCGCCCAAAAGCGAGACACACTCTTGGGCGCGACAGAATCATTCATCAGTTACCTGACCTTCTGACCGGGTGGAGAGGGCGGCGATGCGTAGCTCCCACAGGCCGTCAGCGCGTTCGCGCCACTCGCCAGCGTTGATGCTGCGGCCGTCTGATGTCTCGACCTCAACGAAGCGCCCGCTTCCAGGGCCGGGCGGTCCGTCGAAAACGATATGCAGCGCCGTCATACCTTCTGGATTGGGGAGGGATGAGCGGGTGTTCCATAGCCCGATTGCCGTTTGCCTTTCACCGATGCCGCGGAAGTCGCCTAGCTGCAAATGAGGGCCTGATGCGCGGCAGCCAGGATTGCGACATTCGACGCGAGCAATCTGCCACTCTTCGTCGTCAACGATCACTTCTGTTTCGGACGATCCGCAGAACGGACACGCCTTAAGCTCTCTGGTCATGGTTTCCGATCCTCGATTGGGATACCCTGTACGGGCGCATCGGCGTTGCCGACCGCGCTCTCGTCTTCGACGGCACCAATCTTCGTTGTTGCCGCCCTTCGGGCTTCGATCGCTTGCGCGGCGAGCAGCTCGGCGCGAGCCTCAAACGGGTCTTGGCTGAACCCGGCGGGGCTTTCCTGAAGGTTCTCGAAATCCGGATTTACCGCGCACCACATCGGGCGTCCGTCTTCGCCTGTGCCGTCCATGAAAATGCGTGGCTCGCCTTCGCGCGGCCCCCCGTGTCCGGGGCAACAGGGCCCATGGCAGTAGGGGGCGCGGTTGGTTTGCGGATTGTAGTGCCGTTCGCGGTAAAGCATGACGAGCGGCAGCTGTGGCCCGAACGCCTGTTCATCGCAGAAGCCCGCCGGAACGCCCATCATCCACATCGGAACACGGCACTTACCGCCGAGCCACTCGGCGTTAGGGATCGAAGCCTTTGGTGAAGACGCGTCAGCGGCTTCATGCGAAGCACGAGAGCCCGACCCCGAAGGGGGAACGCCCGTCATGCTGCCACCTCACAATCACACCTAAGCCTTGACCACTCTGGCTGGGTACGGCGACGAATGGCCCTTGCACTTAATCTGGCATGGTCGAGATTGAGGCGCAGCAGTACCGATCCGTGCGGACCCACGATGCGCCTCTCGAACGGGTTGTGGATGAGTTCGTCCATTATGCTGCTTGCTCCATTGGGTCTGTCCAGCGGACGCCATGCTTCGCCCCGTAGGCGTAGATCAGTTCGATCAGCGCCGAGAACTGGTCCTTGGTCAGCTCGGCCGAACTCAGGCCGACCGGGAACGCGCCCTCTCCCTCCAGCACCGGCAGGAACCGCAATTCGGTCCCGAGCGCGTTGAGGAAGCGTAGCCGAATGTCTTTCTCGCTGAAGGTCTCCATCCCCGGCACCTGGCGCTGGATGTCGCGGATCATGGGGTGCAGCTTGTCGTTCTGATCCTCGGTGCGTGCGGGCTTGCCGAGCCGCATGACTTCGCCCTCTTCGGCTTGGTCAATCAGCCGCTTGGCGAACTCGCGTTGGCGCTGGTTGGCGAGGAACACGACGCGCTTCATGCCGCCCTCCATTCGTCAGCAAGCCGGATTGCCTCGGCGAGCAGGTCGATGCCGTGGATGCGGAAGAACCCTTGGTGTCCAAGCGCCTCCACCGACATTCTCGGGCCGTGCTGGATGAAGTGATGGCGCGGACAGAGCGGGACCACGAACCAGTCGTTCTTGAGGACCATGCCGTCCTTGTCTGCGTAGCCCCGAACGTGGTGGACCGTGACCTTGCCGGTCTCCGGATCGCGCCACTGGCACACCAAGCACCCACGCCCAGCGATCCACCCGTGGAAGCGCTTGAGTTCCGCAGGTTTGTAGCGCGACTTGGCGCGGAGGGGCGTGGTCCGCTTCATGCTAAAACGGCGCTGGCTCGTTGTCGTAGGTTGGCGTGCGCTGGCCCGCTGAGCGATTGTCCGGCTTCGGTTCGGCCTTCTTCACGATCACCTTGCACCCGTCCGGGCCGGGGATCGGAAGCGCCTCGAAGAAGCAGGTGAAGCCCTCGCCGTTGCGATTGGGGAACATCACCCCGATCTTCGTGAAATAGCTTCGGCCGTCCTTTTCGCGGGCGGTCAGCAGGTCGTATCTATCGGACATTCTCGGTCTCCAGTTGCGTCAGCCCTTGACGGGTCTGCTCTATTATTTTCTTGAGGGGGGTGAACTCGGCCGGCAGCCCCTGCCCGGTCTCCCACCAGGCGGGGAAACGTCGCTGACAGAGCTCGATCACTTCTACCGCCTCGTCGGTCTGTAGAAGCTCCTCGAAGTCCTCCAGCGTGCCGCAGCCGTTGATGTTGTGGATCAGCGTCTTGATGGAGCCGCGGAGCGCCGTGTCGGACATCTCGCCTTCGCGCCGTCCCGATCCGCCTTGGTTGGCCGGCGGAACGTAGTCGGCGACCGCCTTGGTTCCGGCATTGCCGTCATCGTCCTCGGTCGGCACCCCGAACGCGGTCTGGAGGCCGTAGCGCTTGCAGTACGTCAGCGCCGAGCCGAAGCCCTGCGGATCGCGCTTGTTGGCGGGCATGTAGAGGATGCCCAAGCTAAGCATTTCGCCGTTGCGGTGGTGAACGAACGTCTCGACGCTCACCCCGTCATCCGCCGGATGCGGTCGCTGGGTGAAGAACAGCCCGTTGTTGATGAGCGCCGGCTTCACCGCCTCGATTACGGAAGTGAGGTCCGCATACTTCGAGCGGAAGTGCGGGTTGGTGCTGTCCTTTGTCGCTGCCTCGATCTCGGCGAAGGCGCGGGCCATTGCCGTGTGAAGCGTGTCGTCGGGGAGATCGTCGATAACGTCGCCGACAGTTTTGAGCTTAGGGTTGGTGGCCATTATGCTGACTCCTGCTCGGCCATTTTGAGCGCGGCGTAGCCAGCAGCGATCCGCTGGCAGTTGCAGCAGCGCTCCTGCGGACAGATGCCGATGTGGCAAAGCGCGTCTGCCGGCGGCATGGGCGGAAGCACGTCGCCCAACGCCTCCGCCAGCGCCCGAATGATTTCGTCTCGTTTGTCCATTCAATTTGTGGCGGGCGGTTATTGGCCACCCGCCTCCTTCTCCTGCGAGGAAACTTGCGAAAGGGATGGCGCCGAAGGCGGAGACGGCTTGCCCGGCTCCGGTCCATCAGGACCGCCAAGCCCGGTGCCGAAGGCATTCGCCCAAGGCTTCTCGATCATGTCGTCAAAGATATCGCCCCAAGCGTGCGCTCGGATTGCGTCGGTGTATTTCATGCTGCCCTCCGAGACTTCTGAAGCTCGATCGTGAACCGCAGCTCGCTCTCGACCCGATGCCGCAGTTCAATCTCCGCAACCCGTGCTTCATGGGCCGCGATTGCAGCGTTCTTCGCATCGATTACGCCGGCGAGTTTCGTCAGCTTGTACGCAGCCTGGATCGCATCCTCGCGCTGCCTCTGTGCTTCGGCGAGCTCGGCTTTCTTCTGTTCGTCAGCCTTCGTTGGGCGACCGAACAGCGCCTTCATCATGTCGAAGTCGGCTCGCGTGGCGATGGATGCGGGGATGGTGTAGAGGGTGAGCGGGTCGGTCATAGCTCGCCTCGGGCTTTGGCGAGGGCGCGTTCCAGGCGCTCGACAGCATCGACCTGCTTGCCGACAAACCATCCGAGATCGACTAGCGCCTGTGCCGCCTCATAGAGGTCGGGTGCGGCGGCGATCAGATGCGCGTTGGGCCTTTGCTCCGGCGCCCCGGCTTGGTGGACCGTCGCAATGGCAACCCCGTGTTCGGTGCCCTGACGAACTCGCAGCGTTGCCTGACGGGCGCCCTCGTCGGACAGGGCCCACGGCCCCGGCGTGAACTGCGGCAGGCTCACGACAGCACCGCCCGCAGGAGTTGCCCGCCGAAGTAGAGGGCGCAAAACACCGCGATAGCGATGCCAGCTATGCCCGAGACGGAACGGCTCGGCCCCAAAGGGGTGGCAGCGCGGGCCGGAACGGCATCGCCAAAGGAACGTGGATCGTTCCATGGTGTCTCGACGCAGCGATGGAGGTGGATGATGGTCATGCCGTGACCTGTTCGGTGAGAGCCTTCGCATCCGCCAAGGCTGCGGCCGCGTAGTTCTCGCAATCCCTGCTGCCACCCCAAGCGCAAGCCAGATCGGTCGCAAGCGGTTCTGGCGGATAGTAGGAATAGCTCGCTTGAAGATCGCGGATTTGCGCGCAGATCTGCGCCGCCGCATCGCGGATAGTTGATAAGCGCCGAACGAGCTCGGTCGCGTTAGGGACGGAAGCGGGAACCGGCGAGACAGCTTTGCTGGCTCGACCCGAAGGGCGACGGCCCGACCCCGCAGGGGGAACGCCCTGATCCTGCCGATCTGACATTATCATCTCCAATCCAGCTACAAGGGCTCTCACGCGGGCATCTGTTCGGCGCGAGCTGCGGCAGATTCAGCTTTGAGCAGCCGCGAAATGGCGTTCATCGCGCGGTCAAGGTGCATCTCGGCCTCGTTCCAATCGGGATTTTGGGCCGCATACGGTCGGGCGTTACGAACCTTCCCGCGCGCCAACCGTGCTCGTGCATAAGCGAGCGCAAGTTTGTGCCCGCGAGTCACTGCGACGACCCATTGACAAGGGAACATATGTGTCGAGCGTTCGCCTCACGAACCTCCAGAGGCCCGAATTGCGACATGCCGATGATAATCTTGTCGTCGTCGCCGTTTCGGGTTGCGTACACCGTGACGTGGCCTTGTGGCGTAGTCTCGTAGTGCCACGGGGCAGGAGTGTGCGGCGTCCTCATCAGAATGCCGCTCCGCGAACGATATTCTCGCGCGTCATGCGGGCTAGGTAAGCAGCGCAACGCTCTTCCGGGGTCATTGCCTTGAAAGCAGCGGCGCGGCCTGCAACGCGGTTCTGGTCAACCGTGAAGCTGAAGGTTTTTTCGATGGTCGCCATCATTATCTCCCAAACAGCTACAAGGGCTGTTGGAGACGGTTTAAGCATATTAGAATATGCCGTGCAACCCTTTTTTCACATCAGGGTATGCTTTTTGTCGATTTAGAAGGCGCGCGGTCGATAGTCCCCGATTACGATGCCTTTGACCTCGATCGACGCGACATCATCGCCGGGGCTATCCAGGTTGATGGGCAGCTGGTGTTCTGGGCGAGAGGATCGCGGCCATAGCCATTGCCGCCCTTCGTCATCGACGCGCAGCTCCTTCACGGTGGCTTCGATCTTGCCGTCGTGATGGTGACTGTAAACGATGACGTGATCTTCGTTCTGCGGCGCCCGGAAGTCGAGCACGTCCACCCAAATGACGACTGAGCCTGGCTTGTATTCCAGATCCATGCTCAGCCCGCGGACCTCTAGCGCTTTGGCCCGGCGCTTAAACCTGTCTGGCAAAGGTACATCCACCGCATACCAACGCGAGCGGTCCCATTCGACAGCCTCACGGAACGATCCCGCTTCAACCGAGCCACAGACCCAAATGGCTGTCGGCGACGGCGGTTCCGGCTGGTCCCCGCTAATGCGCCAAACCGGGACACCGGCCGTCCTGGCGAGCTTCCCGTAGGTGCGCATGTCCAGCGCGTTCGAGTGACCGTTGAGGAAGTTGTAGATCGAGTTCTTATCGACGCCTGACTCTTTCGCCCAGCGGGCGATCTTGAGTTGGTTGTCGTTGATAAAGGCGCGCAGGATTTCGCGCCGTTCGTCTGCCGGCCGCTCCATAAACCGGAAGCTACCGAAGCCGCTGCATATCCGGGTATGAAAATGAGGTTGCGCGGCATATCGAAATATGCTTTTTATAGGCGCATGGTCACAGACTTCATCGAACGGGTCCGCGCCGCGCTGAGACAGCCCGGAGTGACCGCTGCTGGTCTCGCGAAACGCGCTGGCCTCCATCGCAATACTCTCTACGGCGCCGAAGCGGCGGACTGGAACCCGACTGCGGCGGTCCTGAAGGCGGTCGAGCCGCACATCGAAGCGATCGAGGCTGGCGAATGGAAAGAACCGCCGACTGAAGAGTCGCTGGACGCGG